GAGCGCCGTGGGATCAAAGCGTCCGCGTCAAATCTCAACTACCACCATCGTCGCGTCAATCAACCATCGTCGCGTCATCACGCCACCGTCCATTAATACCTGACCAATAAGAGATAACTCTTAGAGGCTAGGGGTCGCGCGTAATAGAGAGGCGCTGCGTCTTTTTGCAGCGGCTTTCGCGCGGCCCCTGGCATCGGGTTAACCGAGTGGAGAGTGGCAATAAAAAAAGGGGAGCCGAAGCCCCCCTCGTTGTAGTTCAAGCCGCCTTAGTCTTGCGAGGCTTGCGCTTAGGCGTGATCTTCTCGTCATGCTCTGCCTCAGACTTCTCATCTGGTCGAGTATCCTCGTGCACTGCATCCCGATTCTGGAACTCCGAATCGTGCCCAGATCTGCGATCTTCAACAGCATCCGGTGCCTCACTGCGATTCCGAAGCCTGTTCATTTTCCATTCATGCCGCGCAAGCTCTGCCTCAACAGCGTCCTTCAATGCAACCCTAACGTAAGGCTTACCGTTCCTGTCCTTTTTGATCCAGACAGCTACCTCAAGATCGCGACCTTCAAACAACATCGATCCCTTGTGGGAAGGCAAGTCACCGCCAGTCCTAGAAGATTTCTTAGAAGTAAAGTCTGCGTTTACGTTTTCAGTTGCTATGAAGATATTCTGCATGCCGTCAATGCGGGTAAATTCTACTTTCTTGTCAGTATTGCTCATTGTGTATCTCCTATTGGATTGATTGAATGTCCCTTGCGGAACACCGTTCCCCACTCCCAGAGAAAGCGACCCGCGTCTTTTTGCGGCCGCTTGCTCGCAGGTTCTGTCAAGACAACTCGCGTCTGTTTGCGAGTTCTCGCGCACCCAGCAGGCGAACGGATCGCGCTGTTCAGCGATCCTTAATCGTCTGCGCTTTGGGTGTGGTCTTGAGGCGGGAATAAAGAGGCGACGGGTTTTTGTCGCATCCTTTCCGCCGGTACAGGTTCTGCGACTCTGGGTATGCAGATGGTAGCTTTGGAGCGCGGAGCATTCTCCCCGCTGAAATAAATAGCTATCGTCAGATTTCGCCGGTGTGTAGTGAAATCTGATAAGCATTCGGCGGGGAGAAGGATCACGCTCCATTGCGGGGAAGTACTCAGATCAGGATCTGCCTGCCTTTACGCGAGTTCTGACGTATAAGCTTGAATTGTCGAGGTGAGCTTGTTCGGTTGTCTTTGTGGAAAGAGCAGCGACTTGTCGCGGTTCTACAAAGGCAATCGCAAACGCGGCAGAACCTTGAGCTTGCTCGCGTAATGGTAGAGAGGCAGATCCGTCCGACTCCTTTGACTTTGGGGTTAACGATCTACATAGGATCCTTCTTCGACTCACACACTTGCCTATCTACAACCACCTGTATCAATGTACTCAGCTACACAAGAGTCTTACTACTCTTCAGTATGAACGGTGGGACAATTGACACTGGGGGAGGGGGAAAGCAACGTCGGTAATATATAGAGTTCCCACCCAGATACAAAAAAAGCGGAAATTGAAAAGAAGGAATGTGTTATAGATAATGGTTAAGAGGCGGATCTGTTAGAAGAAAAAGTAATATCGGAGAGATATTTGTATTTCTATGGATTTATCTATAGGATAGGGGGGGTAAGGCGGGCGTAATAAGCCCGTTTAGTTTTTAAGGAGTCCAAGATGGAAGACAAAGGCCATACAGTTGAGTATACGTCCATTGATTACCATTCAATGTGCGAGAAATCTAAAGACCAGATCAATAAAATGCGGAAGGCTGGCTACCAGACTATGCACGACCCAAAAAAAACCCCAGAAGAAGTAGGGAAAATGGACGGGTATTCAATCATTATGATGGGAAAGCATGGATAATCAGCGTACTCAAGGCTCTGGCAGGCCGTCCAAAAAGGATCTTGCCGCCAATTCAGCTGGAGGGCGAAAGAAAGTTGGTCGCCCAAAGGGTGACGCGGCGATAATTAACGAGTATAAGTCCCGTATGCTGGCCTCTCCGCGCTCAAAAAAGGTGATGGATACCATATTTGAGGCTGCGTTAGACCATGACCACAGGAATCAGGCCGCAGCATGGAAGCTGGTAATGGATAGAATCCTGCCAGTAGCGGCATTTGAGAAAGACATTGTTAAAGATGGGGGACGAAGTGCGATACAGATTAATATCACTGGGGTTGGAGGTGCGTCTATTACGCATGGAGATCACGCGGAAGCTCAAGAAGAAGATGCAGTTGTTGCGATCCAAGATCCGAGCGATCAAGGATAGTATTGACCAGTTTGTGCATGAAATTTTTCGCTAGATCCGAGTTTGACTGCCAGTACACAGGGGAAAATAAGATGGACCCTGAGTTTTTGGAGCAGCTAGACGAGCTTAGGGAGATGTGTGGGTTTCCGTTTGTGATTACAAGCGGGTATAGAAGCTACGATCACCCTATCGAAGCTGCAAAAGACGCTCCTGGCACTCACGCCCAAGGCATCGCCGCAGATATTGCAGTGGATAGTGCGTCCAACAGATACATACTAATTAACTACGCTTTTCAACAGGGATTTACGGGGATCGGTGTAGATTCGGCATTTGTTCATCTAGATATTCGCAATGCAGTTCCCGTACTTTGGACGTACTAAAAGCCTAAAGGGGTGATTTATGAAAACTATCACGGCGGTACTCACTTTATTATTGCTTACTGGCTGTGCTTCTAACACTTCTCAGTATTACGAGGCAGTGCAGAAAGCAGCAGAGGCTAGTTCTCAGGCAACTCAAGCTAAGTTCAACGCCTTATCTGCTATTGCTGCATCGGGAGATGGTCAGGCTGCTAGTGCGGCTGTGATGGCGTTAGCCTTGTCACAGACCCCCACAATTCAGCCGATGCCTCAGCAGTCTACTGCTTTGCAGTGGGCGTCTGTGCTGGCTAGTCCGGTTACTTCACTTGGAATGATGTGGATGCAGGCGGATTCAGCCAAGACGATGGCAAGATATAACGCTAAGGTGGACCTAGCCCAAGTAAAAGCTGACGCTGAAACTCAACAAGCCCTATATGGGAGCTTTAGTGACATTTCAAGCTCTGGCTTTACCGCCTTGGGCAATGTGGATTACACCCCGTTTATTGATGGCATGGTAACGCTTGGTGTTACAGGCATGGATAACATTGTTGATATGGGTGAAGCAGGCTTTGATGCCAATACCACTATCGCCACCACTGGCATTAACGCAACCAGTGCCGTAGGGATTGCTGGAATGACCAACCTGGTTACCCTAGGCACAACTGCTATTGACTCAGTTGAGAACGTAGGCATTCAAGGGATGATGGGCATCCATCAAACTAACGAAGACTGGCTTTCTTACCTCAATAAGAGCGATGTAATTATGCAAGACATACTGAAAAACAACGGCTGTACAATCACCACCGATTCAAACAACAAGATCGTAGTGACCTGTAACTAGCCTTGGCTGATTTAAATGTTCAGCTGTTGCCTTGGCAGCAGGATGTCTACTCTGATTCCGCGAGGTTCAAGGTAGTCGCTGCTGGAAGACGGACAGGGAAGTCCAGGCTTGCTGCATGGTTATTGATTATTAACGGCCTTCAAGCAGATAAGGGCCATGTTTTTTACGTTGCGCCCACGCAGGGGCAGGCCAGAGATATTATGTGGCAAACCTTGCTGGAGCTAGGACACCCTGTGATTGCGGGTTCGCATATTAATAACCTGCAAATCAAGCTGGTCAACGGGGCCACAATTAGTCTCAAGGGAGCCGATAGGCCAGAGACAATGCGTGGTGTGTCCTTGAAGTTTCTTGTGATGGACGAGTACGCAGACATGAAGCCTGACGTATGGGAGCAAATCCTCCGTCCAGCACTGGCTGACCAAAAGGGAGAGGCTCTGTTTATTGGTACTCCTATGGGGCGTAACCACTTTTACGAGCTATACAAGTACGCTGAGCTTGGAGAAGATGAAACGTACAAGGGCTGGCACTTTACTAGCTATGACAATCCGATTCTTGACCCCTCTGAGATCGACATGGCAAAGAAGTCTATGTCTAGTTATGCGTTTCGGCAGGAGTTTATGGCTTCGTTTGAGGCTAGAGGCTCTGAAATGTTCAAAGAAGATTGGGTTCGTGTTGGCGAGGACAGCATAGAAGGTGATTATTATATTGCCATTGACCTTGCTGGCTTTGAGGAAGTAAATAAAAAGCGCACAAAGAATACTAGCTTGGACGAAACAGCAATTGCAGTCACAAAAGTTAGTCCTGATGGCTGGTTTGTGGAAAACATCATTCACGGCAGGTGGGACTTAAACGAAACTGCTATGAAAATCTTCCAAGCTGTGCGTGATTATCGGCCTGTGAGCGTAGGAATAGAAAAGGGGATTGCAAAGCAAGCAGTAATGTCCCCGCTAACAGACTTAATGAAGCGGTATGGGTTGTTTTTTCGTGTTGAAGAGCTTACTCATGGAAATAAAAAGAAAACTGACCGCGTTATGTGGGCATTGCAGGGGCGATTTGAAAACGGTTATGTTACTTTAAACAAGGGTGCGTGGAATACGCGGTTCCTTGACCAGCTGTTTCAGTTTCCTGATGCTTTAACGCACGATGATTTAGTTGACGCTTTAGCGTATATAGATCAGTTGGCGCAGGTCGCATACGATTACGAGTATGAAATTGATGACCACGAAATTCTGGACGTTGTAGCTGGATATTAATAGGAAAAGATCATGGCAGACGAAATTTACGAACCCGACCCTTTAATGGTTGAGCAATCCCTTGCTGGTTGGGTTATGGCAAAGTGTGACGATTGGCGAGATTACTATGAGTCAAACTATGAAGAAAGATTCGATGAATACTATAGGCTATGGAGAGGTCAATGGGATCCTGATGACTCTCAAAGAGCGTCTGAACGTTCTAGAATTATCTCTCCTGCGCTTCAGCAGGCTGTAGAGTCGAATGTTGCAGAGCTTGAAGAGGCAACCTTTGGTCGGGGCAAGTGGTTTGATATTGCAGATGACGCTGTTGATGGCGACAAGCAAGATATTCTGTATTTACGCAAGAAACTGGGCGAGGACTTTGAAACCTGCAAGGTTCGGAAAGCAGTTGCCGAGTGCCTTATTAATGCCGCTGTCTTTGGGACGGGCATTGGCGAGGTGGTTATTGAAGAAATTAAAGAAATGGCTCCAGCAGCCGAACCTATTATGGACGGGGATCTTCAAGCGGTTGGCGTAAACATTAAAGATCGTGTTGTTGTAAAGCTAAAGCCCGTTTTGCCGCAAAACTTTTTAATTGATCCTGTTGCTACCTCTGTTGAAGAGGCATACGGAGTAGCTA